CGTTGCTACCGGATAAGACCCCTGCCACGATTTAGGGGTCGGGGGAGCTAGTGCATCGCATTACTAAGGAGAAACCTCTTGCGTTTCCTCCGATGGGATCTAAGAATAAAATTAGACCATTAAGTGATGAGGTGCCTAGTGCCCCCGCCGCTTCCACATATACAGTGCTGAATATGGAGGTACTTGGAATGGAAAAAGTCTACGCACCGGGTAGATATAACCAGTCAGTACAGAATCAAGAGAACGGTTTGAGGGTTCGCATCTTACCGGAACGATCAGATTCAGCAGGTGTGGTTGAGGCTAAGGAAGAGGCTATCAAAGAGTTGCATGACTTTGTTGACACTGTGGTGAAACGGCGGTTTCACAAGACGCGTAAGACGGATTTCGACACCTTTATGACGAACCGCGGGTACACAGGGGCCAAGAGACAAAGATATGAGATAGCTAAAATGGAATACGACCTAAGAGGATTATCGGCAAAAGATGCTTATGTGTCCGCTTTTATTAAGGATGAGAACCAACATCCAGACACATGCGCTGTGAAAGAGCCGCGGATAGTGCAGTCCAGAGGATATCCGTTTGCCCTGACGTTTGGGCAACACCTGGAACAGATCGAGCACCAAGTTTATGGTCAGAAGGGCTGGAGTACATCACGGGACAAATTGCCAGTATTTGGTAAAGGACATAGTCCTCTGAAAAGAGGATCCGTAATCAAACACAAGATGAGACAATTCTTGGATTGCGAGGTAACTATGTTCGACCTTACTGCATTTGACTCCACGATCAAAACAGGCCTTCTGAAAGCAGTACACAAGATATACAAACACTGTTCAAGTGATGAGGAGTTTGTCTGGCTGATGGAGCAACAATTGACCACTACGGGATTTACCAAAAATTTTGCCTATTTTGTAGGAGATGGAGGTAGATGTAGCGGGGATTTTGACACGTCAGTAGGCAATGCCCTCATCATGGCAATGTGCTTGGAATTGTACTGCAGGAAACAAGGATGGGCGTTCGATATGTATTGTGACGGTGACGATACATTACTATTCACGGAGCGCGGTGTCTTAGACCATGAGGACATAAGCAGATTCTACCGAGACCTCGGGATGATTCTAAGGGTAGAAGGGGTAGCTCACGAGATTGAGCAGATCAATTGGTGCCAATGCCACCCTGTGTTTGTTAGAGGCAAATACAGAATGGTACCAAACCCCTGGAAGCGGATCTCGCATTCCCTGTCATCCCCAAAAATGTGTGGACCTTACATGAAAGCACTCGCTTTGGCTGAAACGCAAATTCAGAACGGC